TTGGTCTCCTGCGGCACCCACTGAGCGGTCTGAATGTCTGTCTCGACATCGGACCGAGTCGGGGACGAGGACTGCCCGGATTCGACGTCGGAGTTGGACAGGTCACCGGAGAACGTGACGCCGTCGGTGGTGGTGTAGCCGACGGGCACGTACCCGGCGGGCAGGGTCTGCAGGATCCCGGCCTCGTCGAACGGGGTCGACACCGAGTCAGCCGAGGTGTCGGCGGCGAAGATCGCGTAGCGCAAGGCCTTGCGGATCAGCGACGTGCGCAGATCCGCCATGGCGGAGAAGTCAGCGGCCGGCATACCGGCCCCCTTTCGTGACGATGGCCCCGGACAGATGCCAGGGGCCGCAGGTGTGTGGCGGGTCAGGTAGCCGCGCGCTCGCGGGTGGAAACCGTGTAGGTGGCCACTGCGCGACGTACAGCCGGGTTGCCGTATGGGACGAGGACCGGGCGCTCTGCGGTCTGCACGTCGTCGATGACGGCTTTCTGTCCGGGGTTGTGGGTGGCGGCCAGGGCGTGCATCGCGGTGCGGGTCCGCTCGGCCAGGTCCCATGCCGCGGCCCTGGTCGCGGCGAAGGCCTGCACGTCGACGGTGGCGGTGTCGGTGACCCGGTCGTCTCCGCCGCCGGCGACCTGCACCCACACCAGCGGGAGCCGTGTCTCCAGCCGGTCTGGGAGCTCGTCGGTGACGCGCACCCCGGACAGGAGAGGGCGCAGGCCACTCATCACGGCCAGCTCGGTATCCGCCCACATCACGTCACCCCGTCGATCCGGGTGTGAGCGGCTCGGCCCAGCACGCGCCGGCGCGGGGTCTGGGAGGTGCCGTGTTCGTGGTCAGCGGCGTCCTCCCGGTCGGCGACCACCGCGGCGGTCGGCCTGCCCCTCGGGCGAATCTCCTCGACCACCTCGATCGAGGCGGCGAACTCCTCGAGGCCCTCGGCCCGGGCGAGGGACCGGGCCAGCGGTGCGATGCGGTCGGCCTCGGTCTTGAGCGCGCCGCGGACCGGCTCGGAGCGCATGACCTCGGGGATGCACCGGGGCTCGAACTCGAAACGGATACCGGACATCACCCAGTCACCACCTTCAGAAATGCTTCGGTGTGGTCCAGCAGCCCCCCGAAACTGCCGTGTACACCGGGCTCCCCGTCGACCTCGTACACCACCCCCCGGTAGCGGATCCGGGACATGTTCGTCAGACCCATGTCCGGGGGGCCGGCGAGGCGCCACCGAGTGACGACCTGCACCCGATCATCGGTCGCCTCCGTGGAACTGGCGGGCTGCATGTTGCACTGGTCGACGGCGCGTTCCTGGTCCTCGTAGACGTCCTGCCCGCGGTCGTCTTCACCGACCAGGACCCGGGTGATGACCGTGACGGTGTCCCGCCGCAGCGGGTTGTCGGTGCTCACGCCCGGTCCCCTCGGTTCAGCTGGTACTTCTCAACGACTGCCGACCACTGGGCCGTCACACCCACGGCCGCCTGCGCGCCAAAGGTGACGGACTCGCTGCCGGTTTGGATCGTCTGTACGCCAGGCTGCACCCGGTACATGGCTCGGGCCTGGTCGATGACGACCTCCTGGATGTCTTCCGGGATCTCGGCGAACCCGTGGTCGTAGGTGACCGTGATGCACCGCAGCCGGTCCGGCCAGCAGCCGGCCAGGCGTCGGATGAAGCCGTCCTCGGACCAGGCGAACCCTGTCCCGTCGGCCAGTTCCTCGCCGTCCAGCAGAAGCGACGTCACGGCCACCACGGGGGCTGTCGGCAGGTGCACCGAGTGGCCGCCCCGGCCGTCCAGGGTCACGGTGTCCCCCGCGGTGAGAGTCACCGGGTGGCGGACGGCGCCCCTGAAGCGGCGCGAGGCCGCCTTCAGCGAGGCCAGGAGCTTCGGGTCGTCCTCGCCGACCGGCAGCCAGGCGGCCAGCTCAGCGGGGTCGGCCAGGAAGTCAGTCGCCACCCGTACCGCCGTCCTTGTCGGCCGCCGCGGTGCGGGCCTTGTTCGCCGGCGTCCGCTTCTTCGCCGCCGGCTTGGAGGGCTCGGCCAAGGGCTGCTCGGCGTCCGCTTCCGGCTCGGGCTCCGGCGCGCCCACCAGAGTCGCGTTGTAGCGCTCAGCGTCGGCCTCGTTGAGCTTCATTCTCGTGGGGACGCCGTGCATGACGACGTCGTACAGCTTCAGCGGCCCGCCCACGGCGGCCACCTCCCAGTTCTCATCGACAGGGGTGCTGGTCGAGGGCGTGCCGCACGCCGCATGCTCTGCGCCGCACGGGCACCGCCCTCGAACCATCCGTGAGTTGACCAGCGTCACGACGCGAGCTGACCGGATGTCCGCATCGCGGCCAGCAGGCTGTTGACCTTGGTCCGCAGGGCCAGGACGTCGGCGCGCAGAGCGTCGTACTCGGCCTTCGTCGGGGTCGCCCCGGCCGCGACCACAGAGGTCACTGCCGCGGCGTCCGCGACCGCCGCTGTCTGCTTGCCCTCGCGGGCCGCTCCGGCGCCTGCATTCAGGTACGCCATGGTGAGCCTCCTATCAGGCGGTCAGGTCGATCTCGACGAACGCGGACGGCTGCAGGACACCGAAGGCGGCCCGCATCTCCGCGAGGATCGCCACCAGGTTCCGCACGAAGAAGTCCGCGTGGCTGTCAGTGACGGTGATCGACGCCTGCTCGCGGTCCCAGAGGATCGCCTTGCGGAAGTCGCCGACGTATCCGGTGCCCGCCGGAACGGCCTCGGTCTCGATGACCGGCAGGCCCCACAGGACGGAAGCGCTGCCCACACCGGACGGGCCGCCGAAGTAGAAGCGGCCCTCGTTGTCCTGGAGCAGGTCCACCGTCTCCAGGTCCGCCGGGTTGATGAGGTACGCGTTCGCGACCGACCGGCCGACCGTGCGGACCTTCGTCTTCGCCTTTCGGAGCGTGGTCAGGGCGTTGGTGTCCCAGGTCTGCGCCTGGACGCCGGACACGTTGCCGAGGCCCTCGAAGTTCTCCCCGGTGCCGTCACCGGAGACCATCTGGTCCTCGAGCTCCTCCTCCAGGCCGTAGCGCAGGAAGGAGTCGATGAGGGTGCGGATCTGCGAGGCGTCCGACAGGGCGCGCTTCGTGATCGGGATCCAGTGGGCGATCGTGCGCACCGGAGTGGTGACCTTCGCCGCGGCGAGGGCCGACTCGGGCTTGTAGCCTCCGCCCGCGTTGTTGACCAGGGCGCCCGCGCTGCCCGGTGCGGTCGGGGCCGCCGAGGAGGTGGCTTCCGCGACCGGGGCTGCTGCGTTGGTCGTCGACGTCATCCGAACGTACTCGACGGTGTCCGACGACGTGGTGCCGTTGGTCACGACGTCCCGGAGCGTCAGAGGGCGCTGGAACAGATCCAGTCCCACTCGCTGGCCGAGGTAGTCGTTCTGCACCCAGGCGCCGCCTGAAGTGTCGCTGCCGCCGGTGACCAGGGACTTGAAGCCCACCGGCATCGACTGGACGCGCTGCTTCTGGCCGAACTTCCCGTTCGGGGCGGTCTGGAGCAGGCCCGCGTACTCGGCGGACTTCGTGAACACCTCGCCGAGCGACGTCTTCGCGTCGGGCACGATCAGCCCGGACGGCGTCCGCTTCTCGCCGGCCTTCTCGTTGAGCTCGACGCCCTCGCCGAGGTCGGTGAGGGCCTGGCGCATGGTGTTGGTCGCCTTGGCCTTCTCCAGGCCGGCCTTGGCTTCCTTCGCCTTCTCCATGTGCTCGTTGAGCTGCGAGCGCTCGGTGTCGGTGAAGTCCCGGTCCTCGTTCTCGGCCTTCGCCGCGATCTCCCGGGCTTCCTTCAGGTGGAGCGTGAGCTCTTCGACGAGCTCGTCAGTCTTAACAGGCATGGGGTTCCTCATCCCGAAAGCGTGGTGAGAGCCTCGACCTCGAAGCGGTCAAGGCGGTCGGTTTCGCGCTGACGGAGCGAGGCGGGGCTCGGGCCGGCCGGAGCTTCCTTGGCCGCGGGCTGCGGCGAGGGCGTCTCGGGCGGGACAGGCGTGGCCTTCTCGTCGTCATCAGTGCTGGAAGACAGTGAGTCCAGCAGCTCCTTGGCGAGCTTCGCGATGTCACGCACGCGCTGCTCGTTCTTCTGGCTGAGCGTGCGCCCAGCCTTCGCCGCCATGGCCCCCGAGAGGGCCTGGCGAAGCTCTTCTGTCTGCGCGGCGGAAGCGCCTTCGACTGCGACGCGCATGGTGGCACCGTCCGCGGACTTCACATCCAGCAGCTCGGTGGCCTGGTTCGCGCCGATCAGTGTGGGGCCGACCTCGTACAGCTTCAGCTTGCGGAGTTCGAACGAGTCGGCATCCGGGTCGTCGGCCGCCTTGCTCTTCGCGGGCCCGCCGTCCAGCACGTCGTAGGCGAAGCTGAACTGGGTGACCCTGCGGCCCTTCAGCAGTTTGTAGACCTGCGCGGCCTTCGGAGAGTCCAGGTCGATGCGGGCCTTCACCCACAGACCCTCGGGACGCTCCTCGGCCTCCAGAACCTCGCCGATGTGGTAGTCGGGGTCGTGCGACATGTGGGACCACAGGACCGGGATCGGATTCCCGCTGCTCTTCCACTCGTCGAGGGTCTCCCCGAAGGCGCCCGGCATGATCTTGTCGCCGACACTGTCGACGTTGTATGCGGCGACGATCGCCTCGAACACCCCGTCGTCCGTACCCTCGTTCTCGCCCGCCGCCTTGATGCGCACGGGGCAGCTCTTGATCCGCATGGTCACTCCGTTGCGTAGTCGAGACGGCATTTGCAGTTCGCGGTTTCCTTGGCCTCGCCCTTGCCGTCGCCAGGCCATCTGAGGCCGTTGGAGAAAACGTCATCCAGCGAGACCTGCTCGCCGTCCAGCGCCCGGTGTGACGCCCGCGGGCTTGCACCGCCGGTCACCCAGACCTTCTTGGTCACCCCGGATGCCCCGGCGGCGTCATGCGAGCCGAAGCCGCGGGCTTCCGTCGACGCCGTGGTCGCGCGCACTGCGGCGGCCGACACCCACACCGAGGCGGCGTGCTGCAGGTTCTCCTGCCAGCCGCCGCCCTCATCGGTCACG